ACTGATGTCTCCTTTGACATCTAGCATCCTAACCGAACGCTCAGCATTGTAGTATATCGGGATTAAATCATTTAAGATTTTACCAACATGCTTTATGCTGTACCGCAAATTATCTAAATACACATAAGTGCTGGTATCGGCCTCAGATTGCCGCGCTAAAATAGCACGTCCCGATGTTTCGTTGCTTTGCTTGCCCAATGCCGCATCGTAAATTCCAGTTGTGGCCTTCATGTCCTCGGCGGCTAAAGCTATCTGATTGCTCATGCCTGAGCTGCTAACGGGCGGCTGTTGACGCTGCGGCGTAAATCCCGGCATTAATGGGTCAGGATTAAACAATATATAGGGCAGGGCGCGCTTGTTGGCCTGTGACCAATCGCCCTCATAGTTTTCAACGTTAGCGGGCGTTGCCAAATACGGCGCTTTATTCTGCAGCTGCACCAACTCTATCTCGGCAGACCTAAAGAAGTTATACATGCGCTGCGCGTCTTTTGCAAAACGTACTATGCCGTGGCGATAGCATTTGTTACCGTTAAAAATCTCCTCACCGATAACCGGAACAATGGGGATATATTTACCCGGCCACGTAATCGGCTCCTGAAGAATCTCAGCGCCGCTCATGAGGTATTGCATTATTTTATAACCTGATGCGCGACGCATATCAATCACCGGCAAGCTCTGTATTTCTTGCTCCGTTCGGTCAGTTACATCGAGAATTTCACCGCTCTGTAGGCGCACAATGATGCGCTCAATTGGTTTCTTGCACCAATATTCGCAAACTAAAACGCCCGTTGGGTCTGCCCATGAAATGCTATTAGAGGTTGAATATCTTTTTGTTATATCATCCCATGAGGTATAAACCGCTTTAGGGAATCGTTTTTTAAAACTATCCTCCGTCATGCTTTCCACAACAAAGCAATAATTTGCATCTTCGCGGGTTATGCTGCGCGAATCCGGGTCCCAAACCACTCCTAACGGGTTTTGAATGGCCTCAATGATTAAATCAGGATTAAAAATATCATCTTGGTTTTCGATAGGCTTTACGCGGATGTGGCCAATGCCGCATATTGTAGATTTTTCGGCGGTGGCAGCATAAACATATCCAGCATTGCTGCTGTTTTCAATAAAACGAATAATGCCTGCGCGTATTTCCGCTATTTTAGCATCGCCCTGCGAATCAACGGGAATGATTTTAATGCGCGGCGCGTTCTGCCTTATGTCGCCGGTAATCTGTTTTACGAATTGTGGTATGCGATTTATGGTAATGCATGGCCTGCCTTCGGATTCACGCTCGCTGCGCAGGCTGTTATCCCATTGCTCACCAGAAGCGAAATCTAAATCTTCGATTGCGTGGTCTAAATTTAACCTTTCAGCATCAACGGCGTATTCATAACGCTCTCTTGCCTCACTGAGAATGGTGTTCAAATCTTTTTCTTGGTCGTTTATGACATCCATGCAGTGCCTCGTGCGCGAGGGTGGGTGAAGCGCCCTTGAATGGGACGCTTTTTCTCTGGTTCGGTTAATGCATAGCGCAGCATCATTATCGCATAACGCGTTGCGGACAATAAGTCATCATTTATTTTTACAATTTGCCCATTTTTTCTGTGGAATAAGTCCATTTCTTGAAACCAATCATCACAGGTATTAAATACTTTTAAGCGCCCACTTTGCATTCTTTCCAGCATATCTATGACGCCAGCTTCAACAGAATTGCTTCCATCTGGCCATGTGGCACGCTCTGGCAGCATTTTTAATCCATGGTCGCTGTATAGCTGCGAGGTCTGATAACCAGCATTTTTATCGTGCTGCAGGGCATCATGTGGCCATGCCCACGGTATCCATGCGCCCCATTCAAGAAGCGAAGGGGCTATTTGCATCGGCGTACTTTCCTTGCGCCGAAAGGTTTTCGCGACATAAACAATATCACTATCACGGTCATAGCCCAAATTTACCGCTGCAGTTGGGTGGTCCCATCCAATATCTATCCCGTTGATTTGTGCAAAATGATTAGGAAACGTAAAGGGTTCGCAAGCAATAACGTCGCGAGCTATCGGGAATATTTTACCACTGCCTAGTATGGGGCGGCCAAAAGCGCGGGCTTCCAATTCCCACGGCTGGTATGATGCCAATATACGCTGCTTTTCGGATGCACTGTAATGGAGAGCATCGTCAATAGTCATAACGGTTGTATTGCGATACGGATTTATATCATATAAAAATTGCCTAACAACTTCGGTTATCCCTTCGAGAGGCGTAAACGTCAGAAAAACCATGCCGCCGGTGGCGTTGGTGCGGGTTTTTCCCTCGGCGTAAATTTCTGTAGGCGGCTCCTCGTCAAACCAAACGAAATCAAGCGTCGCAGCTTGCCATTTTTCGCGTCCCTGTTCGTAACTTTTAAATTGGATAACACTTTCACCGCCTGAAACATGACGCACAAAAGCTGTATCTACGGCGTCCGGTATGCCTCTTGCCCAACTGATTTTAGAAACATCTAAATGACTACGCGGGATAGCGCCAGTGCCGAGCAAATCCCTGTTGCGCAAGTCGCCTAACAAATGCATCTGGACAGTATCGCGGGTAGTGATGTTGGTAACGCCGCCCGCCCAGGCCTTGACGGGCTTATCGAAGCGTCGGCCAGACCACCAATCGGGATATAGTCCCGTTAAATGATAGGACACCTCACCCGCGCCGCAATAAGTTTTGCCAAGCTGGTTCCCTGCAAGAAGCAGGCGCTCTGGAAAATTTAGGCCAGCAGTATGAAAATCCAGTTGTTTTGGATACGGTTCATAAGCAAAAATTCGGTTATATTTTAAGACCTCTTGGCATTGCTCTTCTAGGGCAGCCAACTCCAAATCAGAAAATTTATGTAACGGGTGGCTCATGATATTTGGCGCGGTATTTTTTAATCTCCGATACCACAAGCGCGGCATCCTCTGGTTTTACCGCCGCATCGGCGTTTACGTTTAGATTTTGGTTGCGTGATTCTTGTTCGATTTTTTCCGTCCAACCAAACTTATTGGCCATAAAGGATTTCCAAACAGCGCCGTTGCCGTTGCCGCCTTTAACCATTTTACGGCCTTCTTTGAGATACCAAGCCATCGCTTTTGGCTTACCTTCTTCGTAGGCGGCTGCAAACTCAGGGTGTTTGTCCAACCATTCAAAAACCGTTTTTTTACTAACAGAAACGCTTGCGGCAAACTCAATAATGTGCTCGCCTCTTGCTTGAGATTCGATAAGTTTCTGACAGTATTCTGGTTTATAAACAGTAGGTTTCATAGGGTGAGTTTCCATTCATGGCATGAATTCGTTAGTGCCAGCGCCTAAACGCGCTGTAGCTGTTCCGCTTGTGTAAGCAGCGCAGCGCAATCGGTATAGAACGCCGTGTTCTGGCTCAACGCCATTGTCTTCGGTTTCGCTGTTATAGGTTTTTACAATGCCCCATGTAGCGCCGTCATCGAAAGAACGTTCCGCAACAATCGTTGCAGTAAAAGTGCCGCGCACCGAGACGTTGAAAGCCCCATGCACCCCTTTACTGCCACTGGTCGTTGTGGATGTAAAACTAGCTGTTAGCGGTGATAAATCAGGCATGTCCAGTTTTTCCTTTTTAGAATAGCTATAAACGTTTTGCTTATAATTGCAATGAGTTAAAAAAGCTATACTAATTTTAGGCCAGTTGTTGTATTTCCCGAATCTGCTGTTTCATCTCCACCAGTTGCACTCTCAAGCTCATTAGAAAGCTCAGGCGTTGCATCTGAATCATCTGCTGTAGGGGTATAGCTTGAGGCATAACTAACCCCATCTGTTGGGCTGGAAAACGCTGTTGCGAAGTCTTCATCACTGGGGGGTACATCCTTTGCTTCCCAATTTTCGACAGGCTCATCGACGGGAAACTGTTCAATCGAGATGTCGTCGTTACCTCCCAAGTCATTAAGCAGCGCAATTTCTGCGGCAATTTCAACAATTTCTGCGTAAGCTGGGTTGTTATGAAAATCATAAAGCAATCCTTCATAATCTTCCCTAAGCTCATCCAAATCTTCTTGCAATTCAATGATTTCAAAGCGTTTTTGCTTAATAGTGGCAATCGCATTGCGAATCTCCTTAAAATTTTCGGTTGTCATTTAGGCGGTCTTCCTTTCGTTGTTGATTTCATTGTTGATTATCCACTCAGGGATGATGTAGAGGGGGTCTAGCGTGATGTGCTTTGGCTTGCCGCCTTCAAAAACCCAATCAGGCAGCTCGCGGCATTGAATCTCATATTTTGCACTAACCGCGGCCGAGCTTAAGCTGTTGGTATCTGAGAAAAACTTCTTATCCTTGATGGATAAAAACCAGAGCTGGCGGCCTCGTACATGCACCCGCTGCCATACCGGCATTGCCTTGATTAACCATTCATCAGGCGGTCTGCAATTGGCGTAGCGCCTACCGTGTCGCGGGTCT